CTTGTGCGCTTAGGTTAGTTTAACAATATTATTGCAGTGGTGCTCGTCGCGGCAGGGAAAGTGACCGTGAAATTGCCATTCGTGCTTGAATAGGTTGCCCCAAAGCTCAGAATGGCTACAGCCTTGTTTCCCTGCGAAGAGTTGTAAATCAAAGCCCCGGCAGCTGAAATTGTCGCTGCAGACCACGTTACATCATTAAAGTCAAGATAAGCGGTGGTGCCAGAGAGTGATACACCCACATTAGCCAACGTCTCACCACCCGGAGTGTACCCCGTACCAGAAGATTCTCCCGAAGTCGTATAGACCGTAGTGGCTGAATCCAGATTGGCTGAGGAGGTATAGAGCGCGATCTTGAAAGTGTCTCCACCCGAAGCGGCGAAGTCATGTAACCCTTCAAGGACTTGTTGTTTGAACGTGGAAGCGAGAGCCTGTGTGATAGCCATTACTATACCTCTTCAGAAATTTCAAGATCATACTCAACAGAATCGGCAGTGACCGTCACACTGTTGAGCGTAAATTCAGGTTGTGGAATGTTGTAGTCCACTTCTTTTGCTTCTTCGTTCATTGTACAGGTTGTCTCACTTGTTCGGTTCTGAAATTGTCTTCCCTGTTTTTGCCATCTCCAAGTTGTTTCAGCAACATCATGGCTTCATCGTACTTGGTCTGGTAGTTCTGCGTCATATCCGCTTCACCTTTAAGGAATACGGAGGCTTCAACCAGCGCGCCCCAGAGCAGCACAGAAGGATAATTCTGCCCCAACCAGCTGGTGCCCGCATCGACAATTGAAGGAGGAGCCGCGTAATAATGAAGCTCCATAACGTAGTTCGTGTCAGGTGTCGGGCCTAGGATAAATGCCGTAGAGCTAAAAAGTCCGTAGTATTTTGGCATTCCAACAGCGGTAGGGAAGGGGTAGGCTTCACGAATGAAATTCACATCTTTCTGCAGAAGGTACTCGTAGTTACCGTTAGCATTCACAACAGCCATAGAAAACACAGACAAAAAGTCTGTCGGCATATTCAAATACTGGAATAGCTGTGTTGCCTCGCCTGTGACGTTTCTTCTGAAGGCCGGTAGCTGTACCGTGTTATTGACCAACAACTCCGTATTACGAACAAAGTTAGGGATGTTCGCATTGAATGTGGGTTCATCGACTTCAGAATAATTCTGAATCGCTGTGTAGAGTTGTTGGTATGTGAGGCTCATTTAACGCTTACCGTTAACCAAATTTTGCAGAAGACTTAGTGCCTTTCGTAGCCGCTCCCGTGCCTCGGGTCTTGACGGTTTGAGTGTTCGGCGGGGTATTAGGATAGCCGTTGCCTTCAGGGGTGCTGATTTTTTTAATGCCAGCATATTCGGCTGATCCTTCTTTGTGTTCGGCAATGCCGCCTGTTCTACGAGTGCTCATTACTTACTCCGTTGATTGGCTACACGAGCCATATTACGACCCTTGGCTTTCATTTCACCCGTGGTTACGCCACTACGCTTCAGTCCTTTCATAGATTTCTGCTTGTCGTGCTTCTTGTCCATGCTGGACTTTTCCCACTCTTTGTAACCCATCTTGTGCTTTTTTGCCAATTTTTTATCCTCGCGGATATCTTCAGCAGAACCTTCAAACTTAGCCATTGCTTTTACCTCTGTGGTTTAGCTAATTGTAACAAAAACATCGTTCAACGTAAAATCTGCCTGCTGCGATCCTACGGGATTCCAGCCAAACAAACCTCTGGACGCATTCAAATTGGTATCCGGTCTTGGATTACGCAGTGCTTGAGGATCATCAACAGGATACGTGCCGACCCAAAGCTGCGGTTGATCGGGGCTCCAGTCCGTAGGGCACGCCAATAGATTGATGACTTTGCCCTTGATAATGACGGGTTTAAGCTTGCCTAGCGGATAACGAAAACCGCAAAAATCGCAGAAACCAAAGGCTTTTTTACCCGTTGCAAAACGGTTAGCCACTTACCAACCCCTGCTACCAATATAGCCAGAATAGGGGACGAACCGTATAGGAGCCTTATCCCTGTCTTCATCCGAAGCCGCTTGCCACGCTTCATCATACATCTGCTTGAGCATAGGAATACGATCTATACTTTCAGGAGTCTTCAATGCAACATGATAGGCTAACCCTGCAATCAAGGCCGGAACAAACCTGAAGGGCACATCCATCGTCAAAGTGCCGGAGTTCCCCGCATCATCGAGTCTACGGAGTCTCCAGTACACTAGCGTGTAAGAGTCGTTGTTTGCAGCAGGCCAAATCTTGATGTTCGGAACAGGTGCTTGTCGATCTACATATATTTGAATGGGCCTGCCTGTCGTGAGCTTATTAGGTAGGGTTGCATAGGTTGGGAGCGCTATACGTGTGATCTGAAGATCGACCTGCGTAGCTGTGTTGCCGGGGTTCTGCCGTATGACGTGCTCAATAAGGTCTACCGTATCGGCAGGGAGAGGGTACTGCACTGTGCCTTGAGTCAAAGGAATAACGCCTTGCTCTACCGTCCAGAGATTGATACCCCGATTAGCCCACTCAGCCATCATGATATTGAGGCTACGCCTTGCTGTTTTCAGCTGGTAGCCCGTGCGAATCTCTACGCCCGCACGCTCGTAAGCCTCTTCGATAATCTCGGCTACGTCAGGATTCCAAACCGCTGTACCTGAAGTGGTCATTTTTGCCTAGCCGCTCTTAAGTTATCAACGAGATTCGGGTAAGGTCGCCCTGCTTTCTTCGCTGCAGCTTTAGCTGAGGCTTTCTTGGCAGAACTTAGCTTCTTTGGTTTGCCTAGCCCTTTAGGGCGCTCCTTATCCCAAATTTCTTTAGCCATTAGGTTTGACCGTTGTTCTTAATCAACAGGATATTGAAGTACGAACTGACCGAGTTGTTTGCCGCTGCACCTATCGCTGTGGCCCCGACGCAATTCTTTTCAGGGATTCTGTAAGGAAGCTCAAACAGGTAATCTGCCGTACCATTGTTGACGGCTGTCACGGCACCCACGCGAAGGATGTTATCAGGCCCATGCTGCTTCAAAAACCCAGTAACGGAGGAGTTACCAGATGCCTGCCCAGCAGAAAAAAGCCCCTGTAGCATGTATCCTGTGTACCCTGCTGGAACGCAATAATGACCCGTAGTGCGGTTGTTGAACCCTGTTGCAATAATATCATACAGCACGGCTGGAACACCCGAAGTGACTGTACCTGTACCTACGTTGATATCCCCAGCATTTGCGCCGCCAGACCCAACAGAGATTACATATAATTGGTTCACATAGAGATAGCTGTTGGTCGTGTTTACCGCTGTCTGCCCGTTTAGGATTACAGATTCGCTTTTCTCGTTGTAGTCGCCGTCGATCCCGACGAGCATTACCGTTCTTGCCCCCGTACCCGCAGACGCATCGTCCGCACTAGATGAGCTAACTTTAAGCACTGAGGCGGCTGTTGGATGAGGAACCGTGCCCCCATTAGGCCATACAGACTCTTCAGTGGTGTCTACATCCGGGTTGTACCCAAAGACAATAACAGGCGAGTGCATCGTGATCTGCCCACGAGAGACCTGTATATGAAATGGCTCGTATTTGCCCAGACGACTGACGGAAGAAACTACACTGGTATTTGCCATGATTTTTTACTCAACAATTCCAAGCCCGCAGGCTTTTGTTAATTCTGCTATTCGGGTCTTTAGCGGTTTTAGCGGAGGTGTTAGCCTTCTTCATACCTGTCATTCTCGCACAAAATGACTTCCTTCTGCCCGCATCTTCTTTGGTTTTGGGTTTGGGTGCAGGGGGTTTCAAACCCGGTTTACCGGGATTTGCCTTGTTATAGGAGGCTCTGCCCTTGGCATTAAGCCCACCCTTTTCATCCTTCCCTTCCTTCCGAGTCCACGCCGCAGACTTAGCCATTACCTTCTACCACGAAGCATTTGCATGGTCGGCCTACCTTGCATCTGTGGCCTTTGCAGTGGCATAGCATTCGGATTGCCTTGTACCTGTGGCATTGGCATGGGTCTTGGCATTGGACGCGGCATGGGTTGTGGCTGCGCTTGTATCGGGCCTTGAGGCATTACACCCCCTGTCCGTGGCTGATCCAGCGGTTGGGAACTTCCTACACTGATCGGACCCTGTGGTGCACTGTTCACCTGAGTCTGCTGAGAAGCCATCTGCTGTTGCATAGCCGCTTGTATTTGCGCCATCATTTCTGGTGACATTTGCGGTTGTTGCGGAGCGGAGGGCTGACCTTGCGGAGGCATAGGAAAAGGCTGAGACACTTGTGGACCTTGTGGCATTGCACCGCCCGTTTGAGGAGCAGGACCGGCGTAAGCTGGAAGCGTCGATATAGGCCCAGTGCTAGGAGCAGGCATTGGCCTAGCCATACCAAACTGCTGAGGCATGCCCTTACCGGGTGCGGCTACGTTAGCTCCCGGCATCTGAGAAGGGGCTCCAGCCATACCTTGTCGGTAATTCTGCAGCATGCCTTGATACTGTTGAAGATTACCACCTACTGCGGGTCTGCCCCCGCCGCCTTGTGCTCCGCCTGCCATGACTTATACCATCTTCCCTTTGGTATGGCCTTTCTTGATGCAGCCATCAACCTTGCCACCCTTATAGTATCCCGCGCCGGGGAATGGACCGGCAGATTCTGCAGAACCTACGTTCATCAAATCCATCTTGGACTTGGCTTTGCTCTTGTTCTTCAGCATGCCCTTACGAACTTCTTTGCCTTTTTTCATTCCGCATTTCATATCATCACCTGTCGCTTTACGTTGTATTGAGGAAATCCCTCGTGAGGGCATAGTCATTGCTTGTCTGCCTTACCGTCTAACTTGTCCATGATGCGCTGGAACATGGTTTCTATCTTAGCCATTTCGATGTGATAGTCATCCTTACGCACGTACTCTTTATGTAGAGTGGTGTTGAGGTCTTTCATATCATCTTTAAGGTCTTTGATAGCGTCCCATACAATCTTGAACAGCCAGCCGAAGAAGGCGCTAACTATCGCTATCGCCGCATCTATAAAGTTCTGCCACTCCATAGCGCCTGATCCTTACGGAGTTGCGGGGTCTTCAGCACCGTTAGATGCCTTCTGAGCATACATAATCGTCACTCTCGCTGCGCCCGTAGCCGCACTGCCTGCAGTGGTAGCAATCACAGGAACATCAGAAGTACCGACATTGATGAAAGTCAGAGGCTGATAAGTAGAGGACAGGTCGTTGCGGCCTGCGGTGGTGATGGTGGTCTGGGTTACAAACTCGTCATCATTGGAAGAAGTACCAATCTTCAGCGTAGTCGCTGAGTTAAATACCGTAGTGGTGTCTACGATGATATCAAGAATCTGTGAACCGGCTGGAAGAACAGCAACGGTAGTAGCACCTGCAGCAGCAGGAAGGGCTT